AGACCAACAGGAAACTCTTACTTTACTAATACTGATGGTAATGCTCTTCGATTGAGAAGAAATACCTCGGATGGAGAAATTTTAACATTCAGAAAAGACGCAACAACAGTTGGCTCTATTGGTACTAGGGTAGGTGACTTATTAATAGGTACAGGCAATACAGGATTACAATTTTATGATGCTGGTAGAGAAATAATACCTAGACATACAGATGGTTCAAATATTGATGCAGCAGTACAACTTGGCTCAGCAGGTTCTCGTTTTACAGACTTATATTTATCAGATGCTATTAGAGGTGATGTTAAGTTTGAAAACAATACAGGAACTACTGAATATGCTAGATTTGATAGTAGCGGGAATTTCATGGTTGCTAAAACTGCTGCTAATAGTGCAACGCAAGGTGTTGAAGCTAGAGTATCAGGACAGTTATTTGCAACATCAGATAGTGCAAAAGCAATCTTTCTTAATCGTTTAAATAGTGATGGAACTATTATAGATTTAAGAAGAGATGGAGTTACTAAAGCCCAAATTGGTATTTTAAGTGCTTCTGCTGGTAATGATGCTTATTTTTCTTCAGGTTCTAGTAGCACTACTGGAGTTGGTTTAAGGTTTATAGATGTAACAACAACCAATGCTATACTTCCATGTAGAGGGGACGGTACTACTTCTGATGATTTAATTGATTTAGGTAGCACCGCTAATAGATTTGATGACATTTACGCTACCAACGGTACTATCCAAACTTCAGACAGAAACGAAAAGCAAGACATACAAGCCTTAACAGATGCAGAGCAAAGAGTAGCTACAGCATGTAAAGGTTTGATTAGAAGATTTAGATGGCAAGATGCAGTAGAAGAAAAAGGCGATGATGCTAGACTACACTTTGGTGTTATTGCTCAAGACTTACAAGATGCGTTCACAGCAGAAGGCCTTGATGCAGGTGACTATGGTATGTTTATATCTAGCACATGGACTGATGATGATGGAAACGAGCAAACTAGGCTTGGAGTAAGGTATAATGAACTCCTAGCTTTCATAATTACAACTTTATAGGAGAACAAGATGGCAAATACATACGAATGGGACTGTAAAACAGTAGACGTTTATCCCACATACGAAAGTCACACAGACACAGTCTACAATGTGCATTGGAGATTAAACGCAACAAGTAGCGAAAAGCATGAAGTAGATGGAGAGGAAGTACCATACACATCTACTGTTTACGGTACTCAATCATTATCACTAGAAGATATTGGTTCTGACTTTATACCTTTTGCAGACCTAACGAATGCAATAGTCTCAGGATGGGTTGAAGGTCTAATGGGTGAAGAAGAAGTAGCAAACTTAAAATCTGCTTTAGACTCAAAAATATCTGAAGAGATTAACCCAACTACTGAAACAAAAACAATAGGCGAGTAGATGGAAACGCTGATAGAGATAATTATCCTTACAGGGGTAATATTGTTTATAATAAATAAAAAGAAACCAGAGTGGATTGACTGGATAAAATCCCAAATAAAGAAGTGATAAATTATGGCTGATACTTATACAACTAACTTAACATTAAGGAAACCAGAGGTAGGAAGTTCTACTAATACCTGGGGAACTAAACTTAACGCAGACTTAGACTTGCTAGATGCAGTCTTCTCGGCAAATGGAACGGGTACAGGTGTTGGCCTACACATAGGAACTGGTAAAAATTTAAAAGTAAATGGCGTTTTAACAGCAAGTACTGATGTACGTTTAAATGGAAATGGCCTACAAAACGAATTAAAGTTTATTGATGCCAATGGTTATTCAGTTGGAATGAAAGCACCAGCAGACTTAAACGATACAAGCATAACATTTATATTACCTGACAGTTTAAACACATCTAATGGTACAGCGTTAATTGCTACAAACGTAACTAATAATGTTGCTACTCTAGGATTTGGTACACCGACAATCGCAGTAAGTAATTACTTCGCAACATCTGGACTATCAAACAAAGACTTAGGAGTTGGCTTACATATTAAAACTGGCGATAGTGGAGTCTCATCCGTTCAAGCTAGTTATGATGAATTGGTTATAGAGGGTAGTGCTGACGCAGGTATATCAGTCTTATCAGGAACATCTAATAGCGGTGGAATAAGATTTGGTGACTCAGGCAACTCTAACATTGGCGGTATTACTTATCTTCATACTGATAATAGTATGAACTTTATTACTAATGGTACTGGCAGGATGACTGTTGATAGTAGTGGGGATATATATATTGGAAAAGGTAGCGGTGGTCAAAATATTGCTGGAATTAAATTAGAGGGTTCTTCAGGTACAATATTAGCTACAAGAAACCAAGCTGTTGCAGCAATTTTTACTCGTCAAAATAATGAGGGCGAAGTTGTAAGATTTATGAGTAATACAACAACTGTTGGTACAGTATCTATATCTGGCTCTAATGTAGCTTACAACACTTCTTCAGATTACAGATTAAAAGAAAATTTTGATTATGATTTTGATGCAACGACAAGATTAAAACAACTTAAACCTGCAAGATTTAGTTGGAAAGCAGATGAAACAAATACTTTAGTAGATGGTTTTATAGCACATGAAGTAGAAACAGTAATACCAGAAGCAGTATATGGAATTAAAGATGCAACTGAAACATATACAGATGACAATGGAGATGAGCAAACCAGAATTATACCGCAAGGTATTGACCAAGCAAAAATTGTTCCTTTACTCACTAAAGCACTACAAGAAGCTATTACAAAAATAGAAACACTCGAAGATAGAATTAACGCATTGGAGAATTAAATGCCATTAATACAAGTGACTCCTCCACCTGGCATTGTCACTAACGGTACTGATTATGCCAACAAAGGAAGATGGACAGACGGTGACTTAGTACGTTTTGAAAACGGATACCTAAGACCAATCGGAGGATGGACAAAACTCAATACAACTGCTCTTACTGGTACTCCTACTGGTATGTTCTCCTATATAACTAATGGCGGTAAAAAAGTATTAGTAGTTGGAACAAGAGAAACCATTAATGTTTTAATGGATGATACTTGGTATAACATTACTCCATCAGGTTTTGTAACAGACGCATCTTTTGATCCTTTAGGATATGGTGCATATCACTATGACGTTGAAGACTATGGTGATGCACGTTCACAATCTGGTTTATTATTTAACACCAACTCTTTTTCTTTTGACAACTTTGGTGAGATATTACTTTTTTGTTGTCCATCAGACGGAAGAATTTTTCAATGGAATCCAAACACAGCTAATGTAATTGCAACACCAGTTTCAGGTGCGCCAACTAACTGTGCTGGAGTAATGGTTACAAACGAAAGACATGTTGTAGCTTTAGGCGCAGGCGGTGATCCAAGAAAGATACAATGGTCATCAAGAGAAACACTATCAACATGGACTCCAGCAGCCACTAATACTGCTGGTGACTTACAAATACCTACAGGTGGCAGAGTTATAAGTGCAGTTAAATGGCAAACAGATATTATTATCTTTACTGATACTGGCGTAGCTAGAATGTATTACACAGGTTCTCCTTTTATCTATGGCATACAAGACGCTGGTACTAACTGTAAAGCAATCAGTCCAAGAACAGTTGTAGCTGCTGATTCATTCTTATGTTGGATGGGTGAAAACTCATTTTTTATATTTGATGGAGCTGTTAAAGAAATCAAATGCGAAGTACATGATTTTGTTTATGACAATATAAATAGTCCATATAGAAAAACATCATGCGGTGGACATAACTCTAACTTTAACGAGTTATGGTTTTTCTTTCCCGTTGGCACAGATCAATTAACGCCAAACAAATATGTTATTTGGAACTACATAGAAAACGTATGGAGTATTGGTTCTATGGATAGAGGATGTTGGTTAGATCAAGGCGTATTTGATTTTCCAACAGCATGTGATAGCGCTGGTTTTGTTTACGAACACGACAGCACAACATTAGATAACTCAGAGAACTTAGGTTCAGCAGTACCTTACGCAACATCAGGCCCTATAGAAATAGGCGTTGGTGATAACTATGTGCAATGTAATCAGATTATTCCAGATGAAGAAGCTGGAACATTGCCTGGAGTCGTATTAAGTTTTACAGGAAGGTTTACTCCGCTTGGCGCAGAAACAAATTTTGGTAGCTTTACTTTTGAGAATGATGGTTACACAGATGCAAGATTTAGCGCAAGACAAGTTAAGATGAAAGTAACAGGCGACACAGATCAATTATTCAAAGTTGGTAACATACGACTAGATGTTAAAAAAAGAGGTCGTAGGTAATGGCACGTAAAGCATTAAGAAGACCAGGGCCAGTATTAGATACAAATTATCAAAACTATCTGATTTCTGAAATAGAGTACAGAGACGGGTTAGCGTTTAAAAAAGGTGAAAGAATAGAGGTAGGTGGCGTAGATGCTACTGAACTCGTATTAGTGAGTCCAAATGGAACAAAATATAAACTTAGTATCGCAGACAACGGAACAATCTCCGCCACAGCAACAGTCTAAAAAGCGTTGGGAGATAGAGTTTGATCGCTTAGAGCATCATATTAAACGTGCATTAAAGCATCAAGATATGTATAATTTAAGTGATATTAAAGAAAAAATCCATCAAGGTGAGTTTCATATCTGGGGTGGTAAAAACTCGGTAATGATAACCGAGATTGTAGAATTTCCACGAGTCAAAGTTTTAAATTTATTATTTTGTGGAGGAGACTACAAAGAGCTAGAAACAATGTTGCCTAGCTTTGAACAATTTGCAAGACATTTTGGATGCAAAAGAATTTATGGTGGAGGCAGAAAAGGCTGGCTTCGCAAAATTAAACATCTTGGCTTTGAACAAGAATATATGGTTAGAAAAGAATTATGAGTAAAGGAAAAGCTACTTCAAGTACAACAGTTGATCCAAAACAAATGGCAATGTTTGAGGATTTATATAGTAAAGGTAAATCAATATTTAACACACCTTTTACACCATTTACAGGAGAAGGCGTTGCTGGATTTACACCAGATCAACTATTCATCCAAGATCAAGCAAGAGGCATGTTTGATGAATCTTTTGGTTTAGATCCAAGAGGTAAATTAAACGAACTAGCATCACAGGATGCACCAAGTTTATTATCAGCAGACTTAAATGCCTATCAAAATCCTTTTAGAGAACAAGTAATAGATAACACACTTAATGATTTAGATAGAGCAAGACAAATACAATTACAAAGCGATCAAGATGCAGCAATAGGCAGAGGTGCTTTTGGTGGTTCTCGTTCAGCTTTATTAGAAGCAGAAACAAATAGAAACTTTGCAGATAGAGCTGGTGATGCTGTATCAAGATTAAACCTACAAGGTTTTGATAGAGCAACTGATTTAGCAAGTCAGGACATTGGAAGAGAAATGCAAAACAGACAGTTCCAATCTAACCTATTCGGCAATCAATTAGCAGATCAATACAGAAACTTTGGTTTATTATCTGGTATTGGTAATCAACAACAAGGACTTAATCAAGCTGGAATTGACTTTAACTTTAATGAGTTCCTTAGACAACAAGACGATCCTTACAAAAGACTTGCTGCACTTACAGGTTCATTATCTGGAATACCAGTTAATCAAACTACAACAAATAAAAAGAAAACTGGCGCAGGTGATATTCTTGGGGCGCTTGCACAAATAGGCGGTATGGCTGCAATGTCAGACGTAAGATTAAAAGATAATATAAAACATGTTGGCTCAACAAACGGTCATAACATTTATACCTGGACTTGGAATAAGATAGCTAAAGACTTAAATGTTGATAGCCCAACAGTAGGAGTTCTAGCACAAGAAGTAATGGAGAAAAATCCAGACGCAGTAACCAAAGATTCAAGTGGTTACTACATGGTCAACTACGGAGCTTTATAATGAATGAGCTACAAAAATATATGTTAATGCTACAAGGTGGTTATAAACCTCAAGATGGTGCAATCATATCTGATCAAATGCAAGGATTTAAAAATACTGGTTTATTAAATAAAACAGTAGCATTAGAAAATCAAATACAAGATACAAACAACCTTATTAGCTCATTAAATATACCAAACAATCCTGTTGAAGTACCTAATACAGCAAACGAAGATTTATTAAAAAGACAAAAACGTGCAAATATGTTGATGGCTATAGGTGACTTGTTTAAAGGTAAAGATGCGACTGCTGGCTTTATGCAAAGACAAGCTAATTTTGATGCACAAAGAGAAGCAGCAGAGAGAAAAGCTAAACAAGAAGAAATACTTGCTAGCATGACTCCAGAGCAAAGAAAGATTTATGAACTGTATGGCCCTCAAGCTGCGTTTAATTATAAGTATAGTCAACCTAAAAATAATCAACCATCATCAGTAAAGGAATATCAATTTGCAAAACAACAAGGTTATAAAGGATCATACGAAGATTTCTTACAATCTAAAAAAGCAACAACAAATATTAATACTGGTATTAGCGGTTTCCAAAAATCAGCAGTTACAAATTACGACAATACTCAAGCAGCAGCTAAAGACGCAAGAGTAATCAACACAAGCTTAGACACTCTTGAAAACTTATTAGAAGAAGGAGTTAATACAGGGTTTGGTTCTGGTTTTGGTTTAAGTTTACAAAGATTAGGTCAGGCTGTTATAGGCGAAGATTATAAAGTTCCACAAATAGCTGGTAAAGAAGCTTTCCAGGCTGAAACAACAAAGCTTATTTTACCTCTTGTAAAACAACTTGGTGTAAACCCAACAGACAAAGATTTAGATTTTGTTAGAACTGGTGCTATTGAACTAAGTAAGTCTGAAGCTGGTAACAAAATAATGATAGCTGGACTTAGACTTTCACAACAAAGAAAGCTAGACGAAGCTAATTTTGATAATGTATTTTATAATGCAAATCCACAAGCAACAATATTCCAAAGAAATATTGCTTTTGAAAATCACATGAATAAAAATCCAGAACTTTATACATCAGCTAGTCTTCAACAGGCTTATGATGATTTGCTATTTAATCAAGCAAGTAATGATTCAATAATAACAACTGATGAAGAGAGTCCCTTTTAATGGAATACCAAATAGGAAAAATTTATACCTTTAAAGATAAAGAAGGTGCTTACCTCTATAAAGGTGGTGATCCCTCAGATGAAAATAGTTGGAAGTCTAATGTTATGTCTGGGCCAGTTGCATCAACTGGATCAGGATTAACATTTGCATTTCAAGATGAAATAGTAGGTGGTATTAGAGGTGCTTTAAGTCCAAACCTAACTATACAAGAAGGTATAGATTTAGAAAGAAGGGCGTTAGATCAATATAAAGAACAAAATCCATTAAAATCTCTTGGTTATGAGATGGGTGGTGCAATAGCACCAGCTATAGCAACCTTTGGTGCTTCAGCACCTTTATCTGCTGCAAAAGTTGGAACAACAGCATTAAAAGCTGGAGCTTCTGGTGCTGCTTATGGCGCAGGTTCAGGAGAAGGGTTGCAAGATAAATTAATACAAGGAGCAGTAACAGCGCCTATTTCTGGAGTTGCTGGCGGTGCTACAACACTACTTGCTAAACCTGTAGCTAAAGTTGGTAAGACAATAAAAAGTGCTTTTGAATCACCTGTTAAAAAAGGAGAGAAAGAAGCAGTTAAGCTAGTCAAACAAGCATTAGAATATGACAAGACGAATATAGATGAAGCTATTAAATATATTTTAGAAAGAAGTGGCAAAAGTTATTCTCTAGCAGATATTGGCCCAACTAGCAGAGCTTATCTTGATGCAGTTAATGTTTTGCCTGGCCCTGGTAAAAAAACAGCAATGGATTTTTTATTAAAAAGAAATAGTGGTGCATTAAATAGAATTAAAGGTGATTTAACAGATGCTTTTGGAGAACAAGGATCTTATTTTGATACTTATAAAGCATTAGAAGCAGTTAGGAAAAGTTCTGGTCAAAAAATGTATCAAAAAGCATTTGAAACAAAAGTACCAGCTACAACAGAATTAACATCTTTAATGAAAACAGATGTAATGAAAGATGCTTTAAGTACTGCTTACAAAATAGCAAACGCAGAAAAGATTAAATTACCTAATTTGGTTATTGGTAAGAATGGAAAGCTATACACTCAAAAGGGTGCAGAAGTCACAGATATAGATACAAAGTTTTTACACTATATAAAACTTGGTTTAGATGACACTATCTACTCAAGCAAACGTGGTCAGACACCCGTTGGTAATGTTTTATTAAGAGCTAATACACAAATTAAAAATGAATTTTTAGATTATTTAGATTCTAATAATCCAGCATATAAATCAGCAAGAAATCAATGGGCGGGAAATTCATCAATCCTAGATGCTCTTGAGTCAGGAAGAAATATTTTAAAGCCAAGTACGAATGTCGATGAACTAGCAGATCAAATAACAAGAATGTCTCAATCAGAAAAGCTAGCATTTAGAAACGGTGTAATAAATACTATTATAGATAAAATGGAATCATCTGTTTTTGAAGAAGGTGCTGGTAGGGGAACTAATCTTGCTTATAATATTATTAAGACTCCTAAAAATAAAAAGTTACTAAAATTAACATTCCCGCAAACTCCTCAAGGAACAAGATCATTTAATAAGTTTATATCTAAACTAGAAGATGAGATACAAGTTAAAGATACTGCAAATACTGTAGTTGGTAATAGTGCTACAGTTGGCAGAGCTGAAGCTCTTGCACAAATTAAAAAAATAGTTGAGCCAGATGATATACAAAACCTAAGTCCAGTTGGTCTTATTTATGGTTTATTCAAATCAGACTATGCTGGTGCTTCTGAAGAAGCCTCTATTGCTGCTGCAAACAAACTTGCAAAAATGCTAACTGAAACAAATAAAGAAGCATTAGAAGAGATAAGAAAAGAAGTTGCTGAAAAAGGTTTTGCTAAAAATATATTACAAAAATATATACCAAACCTAGGAACTGCCATTGGAAGAGGTGTTGTTAATCCTAATCCAGTAGGCGTTGGAACAGGCTCTATAGCACAACCAATAGCAGAGGGTGTTTCACAATTATCACAACAACAACTAGGATTACTCAACAACTAACATGTCCCAACATGACACGAGCAACGGAGAGAATAGGTAGGAGTGGCGAATACCTAACTTGCTCCGTGATAGCAAGGGAAACTGATACTGTAACGATTATGCCTCATGGTTCTCATGCCGACATTATCTTTGAATACGATGACCAAATGTATCGCTGTCAAGTCAAGACAGTTACTCATATAGAGAAAGCTAGAAATAGTTGGCGGTTTGATCTACGTAAAGGATCGCATAGCAAGTCAAGACAGTACAAAGAAAATACCATTGATGTATTCGCCTTGGTTAATCTTAAATACCAGAATGTTTACTTCCTACCTTTTAACAATTGCAAACACCTACAATATTCTGTACATGACAAACCCATGAAAGCTGTTAATTCAATAGAGAGTTTTAAAGAGGCTATGGATGCAATAATTAACTCGGATCATACTCGGATGGGTATATCTGTCCATGACATACCTTTTGAAAAAGCGCAGGAATTAGCGGTTATTTAACTGTTCGGGGAGTAGCGCAGCCTGGTAGCGCAGAATATTTTTAACTCATCACACGATTTCACATCAATACTTTTTATTACTAAAAACCCTTGTTTTCTTTACAAGATTCAATTTATAATCTACTCAATAGGTAACAAAGATACTCGTCATTCCGCACATAAAACTCGGATATAACTCGGATGGGTACAATAAGGAGCAAAGCATGGCAAGATACCAGACTGATAAACAAGTAAGCGCATTAAAGATAAATGATAAAGGCTATTATCTACATTATTGGGTTAATGAAGATAAAAGAACAAGAGAAATGAAGATAGCAAGCAAGGATGTGTTGCTTAATGTTGCCAGAAAAAAGGCAACAAAAATACTTGGTGACATTGCTCAAGGTATAGATCCATTAGAAGCTAGAAAAATAGAAGCTGATGCTTATACCTTAAATCAAGCATTTGAGTTAAAGCTAGAAGACTTATTAAACAATAATAAAAAGTGCGTAGAGATGAAGGATGGCAAGATAGATGGTGAGCCTAGACGCATGTGGGATAAAGACGTTAAGAATACTTTGGGTAAAATGAAGCTAGAGAGTATTGAGACTGGTGATATTACTAAGCTACATATTGCAATAAGTAAGAGAGCTAAGTATCAAGCTAATAGGGTGGTTCAATTAATCAGTTCAGTCTTTGAGAACAGCATTAGATTATCTTTGGTTAAATATAAC